CGCCTTGCTCTTGATGTTTGTATGTCATGTGTGTTGTCGGGTTCATGTCTGTGCTTTCTTTGTTTGTTAACTGTATGTCATCTGCAGGTCAATAGATGTGTGAATGCTCCACCCACCAGATTGCCCATCCTGGTACCCATTGCATTCAGCTGATTATGTTTACAGCTCGCCTCGATGCTTTGCCCGTTTCATTTCGTCTTGCATGATTCGGGGCGCACCGATCTACCCACGTTCCCGTGTGTCACCAACTGCCGTGCGAATGGCTTAGGTCGTGCTACTAGCCGATTGTTTAAGCTCTGGGATTGCTCAAGGTGTAGAGAATGTACTCCATGTCGCTGGGCTTCCAGACCGCTGCATGGCATCCAGCCATCTCACAAGCGTTTAACCAAATCTTTTGTCCAGGCGTCAACTTGCCCTTCTCTGCCTTCAACTCAATGAGCAACGGGCGACCGCCTTGGAATGGGTGCACCATGAACAGATCAGGGAATCCTGCATCGCCTTGGACGTTTGTCATCCAGCGTCCTCGACTGTTTTGTGCCGGCAGATCGTGATGAACTAGCCATCCGTAACGCTTGGCAACGCTGATCACCATGTCCTTAAAGTCGGCTTCGCTGATCTTTGGGTCAATCTTCATCGGCTGGCACAATTCGTTTGTTGTCTGCTAACCATTCCCATGCTTGCGCCAGTTTTTGCCATGTTTCACGGCTTGCTTCTAAATCCTTATATCGCTTTTCAAGCAGCGCTTTTTCAGCGCGCAATGTGTCAATGACGCCGCGCAAGTAGTCAACTATTTCAATCGGCGTTGCCCCAGTTTGTTTTTCATCAAATGTCATTTCTTGCCTTGCCACATCATGACAAGCACGGTTGCCCAAACACCCATGCAGATTCCGATGATGTTAAATGCCACGTAACTCATTTCAGGCGCTCAATGATCTTGGATGCTTCATGCGATTTAAGCAGCTCTAACACCGCGCTGTCATCGTCAAGGTTGAGTTGAATCATCTCCAGCAATGCCAGATCATCCATGCCTTTGTCTTTGGCTAGTTTCTTGATGTAGCCAATTTGCTTGGGTGTGGCAAATGCGCCAGAGGGTGTGTGCACTTGACCAGATGGTTGAGGTGAGCCACCTAAACGCTCGACCTTTTGCATTTCTTCGCGCGACGGTCTTGGCCCATTGCCTTGCGACTGGATAGAACTATTGCTAATTGCGCGGCCGATTGAACTCGTCTCTCCATTTTCGCACCAGGATGTCATATTGACCCCGCGTTCAGATCGTTGCTCGTGGGCGTAGCCAACTGACATTGGTTTGGCATCATCAAAGTGTCTGTACAGTTCTGCACGGAATACGCAGGAATCGCCGTCATAGTTCATCATGCAGGTCTCAATACGACCGTTCGGATATGCAGCCCAAAACCTAACAAGACGCTGTTCTACGGTTTCGTAGTTGCTTAGGTCAAATCCCATCAGATGCCAGCCCAGACAGATAGGCGTTGTGCGTGGTCATGCGCGCCACCGCGCTGTGCGTATGCCAATTCGCCTGTATTGCGGATGATGCCACGTCGAGCGGCCGCGTTTAGGCGTCCAGCAATGCCTTTGGTGACAGGGAACTGATCGCCCAGGTGCTTCCAAATGTCGTCAGATGTGAAGAAGCCTTTAGTCCGCGCAACCTGCACAATGGCAGCGTCAACCTCATTTTGCTGCGGTCGTGTCCAACGCGCATCAGCTGATGATTGTGATGCAAGCATGCCCTCAATAAATGGGGCGTTCTTTCGTGCCGGCACACGGCCATCACAAACGAAATGTGTCTTCCCTGTTATTTCAGGGTAGGCAATTGTTTCTTTGCAAATCGTGCAGGTTTTCATTGTCGGAATCTCCTTGTCGGTTAGGAATGTGCTTGTAGTGCTTTGATTGCTAAATCGAGTGTAGTCACATCGTGGAGTGGCATTGGTTCTTCTAATGACAGCGAGTTCTTCATGCCTTTAAGACGTTGAATAATGCTTGCGTGTGGGTTAGTGCTTATGTCTGCAATTTCGTTAATCAAATTAAAGATTGCCATGTCGTGTTTAGTTGTCATCATTTGCTCCATTACCATTCGTCGGGTTTCTTCTGATAGTTCTCCTTGATTCCATGCAACACCTTCGCTCATTTGACGCTCCATGGCCCCCAGCCGAACCCGTAGCGCTCGACTCCGTAGTTGTATATTTCTAATCCTGCAAGCAAGTTAGTTTGAGCCTGTAACAGATCTGACGATTGGGTAATGATGCCTTTACCGATAAGCCATTTTGTCCATGACCGCCCGTTGATTTGCAGTAAGCCCCAGTCTTGCGATTTGTCACGGTTTAGCGTTTTGTTGTGTGCGTTAGGTCGGCAATTTGACTCACGCTTCATTACAGACTCCAGCACGGTGCGTTGATCTGCAGGCCAGCCAAGGTTTATGGCGAGCGCGCTGAACTGCTCACAAGCCGACGTGTAAGGGTCAATGTAGATCGTGAAGCTGGTGGTCGTTGTTGGCTCAATTAGATATGGCGTGACGTCTAAAGGGACTAACGGCATGACGCCAGAAAGGTCGCTAGACGCGCTAGGAGCCCCTGTGAGCGCCGTAACCCCAAAGACCGTGCAAAGCACTAGCCCAATGATTTTTTCTGCTAAATAGTTCATCTTTTCTCCAAAGGTATTGGCACGCCCCAAGATGAAGCGTGCGATCTGAATGCGATTTGTCCTTGTAAGTATTTGCCCGAGTCGGGGTCTGTGAAGATTTGCACCAGAATCTCTTGACCGTTATCCATCACGCCTATATAGACGCTGTAGTCAAATATCTGTGGTTCAGTCATCGCCTGTCCTTTTGTCGGTAATTCGACCTTAGGGGATAGGTCAAGCCTTAGGTGGGATTTCCCCAAACACCTTTAGGAATGCGGCTTTAACCCAGATTACCGAGTCGGCGGCCTGTGGTGTGATCTCAATGTGGAACCAGTCGCCACCTGGTGCACCGTGGATTGTTGGCTTGTCATATTTGAGCCATGCGTACCGATCGCAACGCCATGCTCGACCCTGTGGTTCTGGGAAGTAATCCAAAATACATTGCAAGCCAAGATCGTTTGCGTTGGCAACCAGTTTGTCAATAAAGACCAGCGCTTCTTTGCGGCCTGCTTTTGGGTTCTTTTCGCTTTTGCGATACGACAGATCAACAGCTCTGCCAGTTGCGTGCACACTCAATGAGCCTGGTTTGCCGCGCATGTCACGTTGACCCCAAGACCCGTTATTCCAAAGCGCGCCATTAGACGCAGCGATTGCTTGCTTTATCCATTCGTTCATGCCAGCACGTGGTGCTGGTGATGTACCGTCAGCGTTGCCTATGTAGTCGCGTGCGTTTGGAACGCCTGCTTTAGCTTTGGCTATTGCCACGACCAAATGCCAAGTCTTTTGGGTTCACATATCGGATGAGAACTGGCACAAGCGCGGCGAGCGCTGCTTTGCCTAGATCGGCTGGGTCTGTGTTGCCTGTTGAATACACCGCGATGACCGCTGCGATGATTGAACGACCGTATGAGGCAAGTAGGGCTTTGTCTTTAGGCTTCAACATCTTTGGCTCCTTCTTTCGCTTTTGACTTTAGCCCGTTTGAGGCAACTAAGCCTGACAATGTGCCAGTCATAAAGACCGTCAGGGTTGAGAGCAGGTCTATAAAAGCGGCGTCATTGGGCGATTGATTCCCGATCGGCTGTGTGACAAACATAAGTGACCAGACAAATCCAATGACGGTGATGGCAAACACGCTGGCAAGGATGATGCCAACAACAACGATCAGTCGAGCGTGAAGCTCCTCGGGTTTAAGGCGTGGTCTCATAAATTAAATCCCTTGTGCACGTTCCAGATGGGTTGCAGATCGGTGGTTCGCATTCAGGCTTTTGCCAGTTGTTTGGGTCTTGGCATGGGTAGCGATATGAGCCGTCATAAGCACATCCCGCGCAACCCCACAAGACGACCGCAATGAGTGCGACGTAGCCGATGAGGTAACGCCATCGCATTACGACAGGAGTGCAGCTACTTCGTCGGCAGTAAGTCCAAGTTTTGCAAGTACTTCATTGCGTAATTTTGCTTTAGCAACGGCTTCTTTTGTTTCTCTTTTTTTATTTGCTTCAATTTCAGAAAAAACAGATGCATGGTTAGCAATTTCTTCTTCTGTCATATCGCGTTCTACACCGTTGTCGTTAATTTTCATTGTCATACCGTCTTTGAGTAGCCGTAGATTGCGTAATAACCTGTTGCGTTGCCTGCCGTGCTAATAATAATTCCGTCGTAGGCGGTCGCTGTGCTGTGTATTCCTGTGATGTTATACATAGTTGGCAATGTTGGGTCGGTTGCTGAATAGTCAATGGCGGTAGAATAAAGTTGTGTTGCGGCTGCAAGTTGTGGCCCAAATACGCTAAAGGACAAAGAAGTTTTTAAGCCGTTTCTAAGTGCCGAAGTTACAAGAAACGAAGTTTGACTTGATGACCTTACACCCGTCAAAGTAGTATTATTTGCAAGAAAAACTTGGTAAGAATAAGCAGTCGCCGCGGTAACGCCACCTGTGCGAAGTTGCACGGTTACATCGTGCGTACCTGTGCCAGTAGCAGAATACATAACAAGATAATTTGTGTATGCGCTAGTAAAAACGCCGTCAGCAGTAACGCTAGTAGTTGCTGTAAATGGTGTTTCGGCTTTAACACAAACAAGACCAGGGGTTTGTCCTAATGTTTGCCAAGCAGAGCCGTCATAATACTGGGTCGTGTTAGTTGCTTCAATATAGGCGTATTGACCTTCAGCAAGCACCTTTTCACCTGCACCACCAAACGCGGCGTCACGAGTAACCGTGGTTGCAAAAACTGGTATGCCTGTATTGATCTGCGTCATCTCCGCAGCTGTAAGAACCTGTCCAGCGGTAAAGGCTGGAACCTCAATTTGTGCGTTAACTCCCATAAGTGCTCCTTATCCTAAAACATTCTCTGCGTCGAGTGTGCCATACACCGCGTCATCCAATATCAACTCAAACACAATTGTGGTTGGGGCAGTCGAGTACAGCACCCTGTGGCCTGTGCTGAAGTCCAAATAATGCTCAATGCCTTCAACGGACAGCTCTTGTGCCAACTGGGTCGTGCCGGCACCGCTAGGGAATGTCTTTTCCACGGTAATCGTGTCGCCTATTTCTAGGGTTGCGAGGGTGTCTTTCTGGGCTGTTGTCAGCATGAGGAATGCGGTTTCTACGCTGGTGTACCGTGCCTCGGGTTCAGGGTTGAGCAGGTAAGACGCGGCGGTGTCAATAGATGGTTGTTCGTGTAGCAGGCTGTTCGTGATGCTGTTGGTTTGAATGAAGTAAGTAGCAATCGAGCCTGCGTCGGTGGCTGTTGCCGTGTTGCCATTCAAGCCTGTCACGACCACGCGGTTAACTACTGCATCAGCCTCAAATGAGATGCCTACGCCGTTGTATTTGTATTCGGTGCCGTCATCATGGAAATCAGCAACCGATGCGGACAGCGTGTTGCCAATGCGGTTTTGGAATGTGAGCACGCCGTCACGGGACATAAACAAGCGACCAAACTCGGCGGTGTCGTTAATTTGGGCAATGTATTGCAGCACGTTGGTTCCTGCCGGCACGGTGTACGCGGACGCATGGCCAAGGTTGACGGTGCCAGTTGAGATGTCTCGGGCCAAGGCTGGGAAGTCAACTTCTGGCAGATCAAGCACGGTTTCTATGCGCGCACCTGATGTTTCGGCCGATGGGTTGAACTCGTCCAAATAAGTTTGTGATAGCAAATAGAACTGGTCAGCGCAATACACGGTCACGGTGTCTAGACCGCCTAGCGCAAAGTTGTAGTCGTAGTTCACCACATAGCCCGAGTACAGAAATTCAGGAACATCGGTAGAGCTGTATCGAATAAGGCGAACTTGACGCATCGGCGCTAGTCCAGGCTTTGCCTCGGCCGTGTCGTAGTACGGGCTATTTTCGTCAAACGGGTTGAAGATGCCGTCCACGTCTTGAATAGTGAACGTCATCGTGCCGGCGCTAAACGTGTCGCCTATGTCGCGTCTGCCGCGCTTCGCTGTGATGCTGACAGTCGAGTCCATGACGCTGGCGAACTCAGTCGTGCCGTCCAACACGTATGAAGTGTTATCTAAAACGCCTTTAAGCGCGTCGTCAAGAACAAATGCGTCAACTTGGAACCCTGTAGCAATCTGCAGGTCATAATTGCCTGAATCAACAACAGCGACGCCTGGCATTAGGCAATGTTCAGAGCCAACGGCCCTGCACTCCGTGAGTAGGCGCGCAATGCGTTGACCACGGCTTGACCAATCTCTGCGCTAGTAGCAAGTCCGCCAGTCACGTTGACGGTCACTCCCCCGCCAGTATTCATGCGGTCTAATGGCACTACGGCTTCTGGGCCTGCTTCACCGATCAAGGCAAGAGTAGGGGAGCTGACAATTCCACCTTCGGCCATACGCGGGATGCGGGAAGTTGGCGGTGCTGGCGTAGGTGCTGCAGGGCCACTAGGGATCAAGTTAGTCAAGCCATCAATGATGTTTGCCACGTTGCCTATGACTGGCATTGCAAGTCCGCCAACGATTTTTGCTGCAAGGCCACCAACTCTGTTAATGGCGCTCATTGCATCCACAAGCTTGTTAAACGCTATGGCTAATCCGATGACCGCAGCGGTTGCCAATATGAATGGATTAGTTGCCAAAGCAATGTTTAGCGCAACAACCGCAGCTGCTATCGCGCCAATAGTTATTGCTATCCGAGTAAAAACTTGAGGGTTGTTTTGTGCCCAATCTGCAAACTTTTGCATATACGGGATAACCGCTTCAAGCACAGGCAAAAACGCCGCGCCAATTCCTTCTTTAGTTTCGGCAATTGAGTTTTTAAAGATCGCCATTTTACCTGCAGCGGTTTCAGCGTTTGCTGCAACAGACCCGCCAAAGGTTCCGCCTAGCACGTCCATAACTTCGTTGAGTGTCGCGCCCTCTTTGATCATCGTTGCCATCTCTGGACTTAACGATCGGAGCGCCTTAAAGTTGCCCTGATAAGCCTTAGCCAATGCATCGGCGACCGTCGTGCTATCCATCTGTAGCGCTGTGCTGATGTCCATAACAAGGTTCATATCTTTCATGGCAAGGTCAACATCTTTAGTACCGCGGACAAGTGCTTCAAGAGACTTGCGATATTCGGTATCAGCAATGCCAGACGCTCGAGACATTGCGCTGATCTGATCTTCAATCTGTGCGGTCTGTGCAGCACCCGCGCCAGTCACATTTTGCAAAGTAAGCGCTAACGCGGCCTGCTCTTGCTGGTCTTCCATTGCTGCGCGTGTGGCATCGCCGAGGGCAACGGCTAGACCGCCAAGCGCCGCAGCTGCAGGTACGGCAGCCTTCTTGATAGCAAACTGGGCTTTCTCACCTGTGGTCTCAAGTTGCTTAAATTGCTTGATGGCCTTAGATACGCCCTTGCCGTCAAACTCGCTGATGATTGGGATGTTAATTGCCATTACGCGGTCTCTCTGTTTGCTTCGTCCATGACGCGCTTGACTAATTGACCCATCTCGGACATGACATCATTTTCGCGTTGCACGTACGCTTTCCACATTACTCGCGAACGCTCTCCATAGCGTGCAGTTAGTTGACGGCCTAGTGCACCTTCTTTTGACGTGTCGAACATGGTGCCAGTAGCGCCCTGCCATTGAATGAAGAACGTGCCGACATTGCTTTTGTTTCCGCCGTATTCCTTGATATTTCGAGTGTTGATCTTGGCAGCAATCTTCTGCTTCATGCCAGGTACCCACGGCAACATCTTAAAACCCGATCGGGTTGACCAGTTGCGCGCCATACCAGACAAGGGAACGCCAGTAGGAACAAGCGCGTTGGCATCGTCAATAACAGGCTGGACAATCTTTTTGTAGTCCTTTGTGATTTCACGGCGCAAAGATTTGTCAATCTTGTTGAGCGTCTTAAGAGCATCCTTTAGCCCTACGACCTCAATCCTTGCCGATACTTCATTCACATCATCTCCGTTTGTTCTGCTCGTTAAGCACTTTAATAACAGTCGCTAGATCGCGTGCGTCAAACGGAATGTCGTTAGGCCACCAACCGACCCCGACGAGAACCTCTGCTAGTTGGCGGCGGTAGGTGCCGCGTCCGTAGGGTTTGGGTCTGTCTCGTCCAGTACCGGCAGAATGTCGATGTCAGGGTTTTTGCTAATCCATTCACGCCAGTTGTCGCCAACCTGTTCGCCTTTAAGTTTTAAGATTGTGTGCATCCAACAGCAATAATCCGAGTACAGCGGTGACGCTGATAGTTGTTGAATGTTGCGACGCTCTAGGCGTTCCCATTCGGTAATGACGAACAGGTTTGTGTAGTAGTACTCGGGTGCGCTGTCGGTCGTGCGCTTTAACTGCAACTTGATTTTCATTTGTTCTCCTATGTCGGCTTGGAGCCGTTAATTAAGTTAGATCAGTTGAGTAAACGCCACCCTGCAGTTCAATCTCGTATGTACTGAGCTCTCCAAGGGATGCGTTAATCACAGGTATGGCACTTAGGAACGTCCCGGTTAGTTCAAACCCTGGATTCGTTGCCGAGTTTGCACCTGCAGCTGGTGACACTTTGATATAGCACTTCGTGCCGAGAAGCGCCGACAAAACTGCATAAGACTCACTTGCTGCATAACTGGCATATACCGTCAAGGTAACCGAGTTGCTGAACAGTCCCGCTGTCATTGTGCGCGACGTGGAACCGAACGCGGTGTCTTCAAGTGCTTCTGCTGTAACAGTCAAAGTCGCTGCAGAGACCTGATCGGTGATGTCTGTAGTTGCCGCGCTGGTTGCGCCGATCAACACGACTGGGTTAGAGAGATACGTGCTAGTTGCCATGATTGCTCCTTAAGTTCTTTCTTGATAGTAGATGATTTGTGTTGCTTAGTTGTGGATTATGCGGTCTGGGCTTGAACAGCGCAATCAAGGTCGTAACACGGGTACAACGCGCCACCGATTTCAAGGCTTGACGGACGGCCAGCCATGACAATAATTGACGAACCAAGAACAGTTGCCACGATGCTCAAGATTGAGCGAAGCACCGGCAGACCTGCTGGGCCTGAGCCAATTACTTTGATTGGGAACTCGAGGCGCACAATGTTGCCGTTGCCAAATGTCGTGGTGAAGTTTGGTGCATCCAAGTACACGCAATTAGGCACAAGTTTGGTTGGGTCGTTTACAACGCGCAGACCAGACACCGCGGTGAGCGTCGCTGTGACGTCATCAATCGCTTCGTTAAACAGGTCGGTGTACGACATCAGGCAACCGCTGGACGAGGGATTCCAAGCAACTGCTTGACGATCGGGGTCAGGCTTTGCTGTGGGGCAGAACCCATGCCATCAAACGTGGCGTAGGTTGCCTCTATTGAGCCCCTAGAGCGCCATAGAGCGGCGCAATACATCAAGGTGCCCAATGTTGCGTCACCGCCTGGTGAAGTCGTTAGGGAGTCGATATAGCCCGATTCCTGGCGCCTGCGATAACAGAACTGATTACCAGCTGACGTTGATTGAGTGAGCAACGTGTAATCGTCCGATGGGTTGCTTATGGTTATGCCCAAAAATGACATGACCTGCGCGGCGGTCACCCAACTGCAAACAGGGTCATTTGCAACGGTGCCAGATGCTGCGACACGCTCAACATCGCTTGCGGTCTTGGCGTAAAGCACCTGATCAGCGATCGGCACCTGATAGTCGTAGAGCAGATCGCCCTGTGTATCAACGCCTAGAAACAAATACTGTGGCAACGCGCGCACCGTGTAGGTGCCATTAAATGTTGCGTCAACAGAAGCAACCGTGATTGAACTGCCGACTGCAATTTCCGATGGGGTCAGAAGTTGCAGTACGGCAAAGTTGTCAATCAGGTACTTGTTAGTAACTGTGTATGTAGCCATGAGCGGTAGCCCCGCTTTCGACTAAGCCTGGGTGATCTTGCGGATCATTCCACCAATTGCAGCAAATGTTGAAACATAGCCGTGGAAACTCATGTTGCGTCCCAAGACTGAAGGCTGTTCAACGCTCATGAGGCCACGGATTGATTCGTAGAACTCGTAAGCATCGCCTGCACCTTGACCAACGCGGGTGATGATCATGGTCTTGGCAGCGAAGTTGCTGTCAACTACTAACTGCAAGCCAAGTGGGTTGCCGTTCCATGAAGATGCTTGACCGCCACCAAGTGCGTTCTGACCGGTGAGGCCAGCGCCGATGAATGGGAATACTGGACGGCCAGTTGTGTCGGCAAGTTGTCCAAGTTGACCCCATACGTCTGGGCTTACGAACATGTGGGTAGGTGTCCAGTTTCGGTTTGATGAAATGTCAACTGCCGAGTCATAAACAGACTTTAGCAAGTCGGCTACGGTGCCGTCCCAAACGCCTGATGCGCTTGCTGCGGTGAGCAAGTTGTCTGCAGCCAAGTTGTCAGAAGCAATCATGTATTCGCCCATGAGGTCATTCAAAATCAATTGCATTGCTGCAGGTGAAGTGAAGTCAATGTCCTGAACTGACAGCGTTACTTGACCAGCAAGTGTGGTCTTGCTGATTGAGTTTGATGCGATCACCATGGTTGTTGCTGATGCTGAACCAAGTTCTGATTGTGATGCAACGCTGGTGTGCGTGGTGATTGTTGGACGGATGAACGTCTTTTGCTGACCGTTGTCTGGGTAAGCGCGAGCGCCTACAGCATCGACTACTGGACGCAAGAAGTTGAGGTCTTGAACCAATGGCCCAAGTACTGGAACTGGCAAAAGACCAGGTGTGTCAGTTGTGAGCACGTCACCTGCAGCTGCCTGCAATGCGGTGCGCTTTGATGCGGTGTAATCGGCTACTGCAGCGTTCATGTTCTTGAACGTGTCGCCACCGATGTGGTAAGCGGCCATGAACTCGCCTGCTGTTGGCAGAACGAACTCTTTTTTGGCCTGTGCGAAAATTGGTGCGGTTGGGATTGTTGCCTCAACTGCTGGAACGGTTACTTCTGACATGGGTTCTATCTCCTGTTCTGGGACTACTTCTTCATTTAACACTACTTCTTCTGGCTCTTGGTGGATACTCGCAGCGACGGTGGCGATGTTGGCCATGTCACCGAAAGCGCCTATTGGAACAAGCGACAACTCTGTCCATTGAGCGGCTTCAATAATCATGGTTCCTGCTTCGTCGTATGAGAACTTAGTTGGGTTTACGCCTACGGATACTTGGTCAATTGTGCCGTCTGAAGCCATGACTAGCGCATCGTTTCCAAGAGCTGTGGCGCTGATCTTGGCGCTGAACATCATTCCTTGTTCTGTGTCTACGCGCTCGGTGACAACGCCAACTGGCATTGAAGCGTCGTGATACATGAACAGGCGTGGTGCTTTGCCCTCGACTGGCAATGAGCCTGGACGGAAGATCACTTGGGTTCCGTCCGAAACTGTTGCCGGCACGTTGTAGGGAACTGCGGTTCCTGAGATGGTGCGTCGTGGCGCGTCGCCTTTAGCGGCGTCAAGCGTAAAATCTCCTGAGATTAATTTGATCATGATGCGATCTCCTCTTGTGTGTTTTCTTCTATAACTGTTTCTCGGTCACTCATGCTGTCGGCCATGAAGTTTTCTTCTAGGTATTCATCGGCATCAAACTCAACGTATGTTCCGCGCGGTAGCACGTTGTCCATTGACAAAGCGCCAGCAATTGCGTCGGCATACAATTTCACGCCAAACAAATAAAGATCAGCGCGTGCTTGCTGTGAAGACTGGTATGAGTAAGCGCCAGTAGCAACACCAACCAAATATGGTGGCACGTTTGCCAGACGCGACATTTCCAAAGCCTGATATTGCGATGCTTCAATGAGCAACATTTTGTCAGGCGTTGAGTTGGTCTCGGTGTACGACAAGTATTCGTTAAGCGCTGCAGTCTGGTTGGTTGCGCGCGCAGCGTTAAACGCTGATGCTAAATCAGCAAGTTCTTGCGCGCTAAGTGGCTCGCCACCAGTTTGCTTAAGTACGCCTGCAGGGATGCTTGACGATGCGTTGCGATTACGAGCTGCTTCAAGTTTGAGCGCAGTCTCAATAGCGTTTGGTGCGGAATAGATCAAGCCTTGCGCTGGAGACAAGAATTGCACAAGGTTGTAAGGGTCAATCTCGCCACCTTGGAAATACACTTGTGATGACGGAGCAAACCACACAGGGCCAGCCATGTCGGTCGTGGTGACTGAGCCTGCAGGCAGTCGAGTGAACGATGCCGGATAGCCGTCAGCGGTGCGCGACGTGATGTACCAGAACGCTCTACCAAACATCATCAAGTCATCAAGAGTCCACGACATCAAGAATTGAAACGAGACAGTCGGGTCTGGTCGGCGTATCCATGATCGTGGCGCGATGTACACCTTTTCCATGTCATCGCCGTTCCACATTTCGTTGTACATTTTCAACGGCATTGAGCCAATTACCGAGGCCATAAGATCGCGCGCACGGTTAATAGTTGGCACGCTGATTGCTTGGTTACGTGCTTCGCCTTCGCGATAGGTGTAGTACTGGCCGATCATGTTTACGCCAACATTTGACGATGAGTAACCAGGTGCGAAGCCACCAGCTGCAGCCGCCTTGTTTGGCGCTGGGCTTATTGCTGCTTTTTTGGTTTTGTTAAAGATCGCCATAGATACCACTCTGCCATATAGGTGGCAACCGCACGTGACTAATCCGATTCCGACAAAAGGCTAGAGCGTGCGGTCGCCGACGAGAATGTTAGTGGTTAACGGCCACGAGCATGGGTTTACCTGAATGGACTGGTCGCGCGCACATGCCTATTCCCCAAACCATTGTTCGTGCTAACTCAATTGGCCCAGGCGAACGCTTGGAGGACAGCACGATTGTGTTGTCGGTGCGGACGGCAACGGCGCGCTGTACATGTTCTGCCAACAGTTTTTCGCCTGTGTGAAGTAGCCGCGCCTCAGCGATCATGTTCTTGGCAAGCGGTGTAAACCGTCCTAGTTCTGCATAGCCAACGACTACTCGGCGGCGCTCGATGTTTGGTGGGCAGGTTGCGTCTACGGTCGGCGACAAGGCAAACCTGATCGTGGGGTCTTTGGCAAGTTCCTGCACGTTCTCCCACAGCTCTGTTATTGACTCGGCGATAAATGCCACGGTGACAAGCACCCGACCGTCTGACAGGTTCACGCATCTGGTCGCGCAATATCGTGAGTCATCCAACGACGATTCAATGGCCACGACCCCACCGCTAGGCACGTCCCCTGTGTATTCCAATGACGGCCAACGCCCAGGCTCAATCCAACCACGCACAACGCTGACCCAAAGGTTAAGACTGGCTCGTAAGAAACTTGCGCGATCAGGGTTAGTTGACTCTTGCTTAATTGTGTCCATGTCCAACGTGTGACCCAGCGCAGGATTACCCCACGCCCATGATGCTGGATGGAGCGGGTCAAGGCTTGGGTCAGGTGACCATTCCGCCATGTACATCGTTGACGGCTCACCCTTGTCAATGGCTCGAATGCCAGCCTCACGCCAGCGCTGAAATAGGACGGATTCTTCTGTGCCAGCTGTAGAGAAGAAGCAAGCCAACGGATTTTTACGAGCGCGCTGTGCCGGCAGGAGACCGCCTTCAACGGAGTCTGGGTTGACGTCAAAAAGTTCGTCCACGATTACCAAGTCAATGCTCATACCGTGACCTTGGTTTGGCTTCAATGCTTTTACCCACCATTTGCTGCCGTCTGGCATGGTGGCCTGATAACGACCGTACGATTTAACGATCTTGGCGCCGTAATACTCCTCAAGAATTGGTGACAGATCATCAAAGAGCAGACACGCAAGATCAAGTCTGTGAGCACCAGATACCACGGTCTGCTTTTGTCCACGTATCTTGGGCATCTCCACAAGCCAAAACAAAATAAGCGCCTGGATGATCGTGGTCTTACCGTTCTGACGGGCAACCGAAACGAGGCTCGAGCGATGCACAAACTTGTTATCTGCATCAACCGCAAGCATTCCCTCAAGAGCATGTAGTTGCCATGGCATCAGGTCTATCTGCAGCACCTTCTTTGCCATGTCCCCCACAAGTCCAGCTAGTGAGCCGGCATGATCTGGAACCATCGTTTCCAGTCTCGGCTGATCATGGCCAGTTACCGCTGGTTCAGGCTGGTTTGGGCCTTTTGCGACAAATTGTTGGA